GGATGGCTTTCGTGGTCCCCTTGGCTACTTCAAGGTTCTTTTCCGCTACCTTTAAGTTTTTGACTGCGGTGTCAAACTGCTCTTGCTCCTTGATGCCGATATCCGTAGCGTTGGCTAACTGTTGTTTGGCAATTCTTAGGTTTGTCTCCGCTAAAGTTTTAGCAGTTTCGGCCATTAAGATGCGCTTGTCTTCGGAATCTTTGAGTTTGGCATATTTGCCAAGTTGGCGATCAAGAGCGCCGCTTTCTTCCACCAAGCTTGCAAGGCGGCGTTCGCCCAAATCAAGCAACTCTTTAAGCTGATCTTTTTGATCTTCAGTGAGGCGAATCCCCCGTCGAATCATGTCGAGAAGTTTTTCTTTTAGTTCTATCTCTTCTTGTGTTGTGCGATCGGCCACGGAAATTTTCCCTTTTCACTCAGAAATAAATAGTTTGCCTATCAAAAATACTATTTAATGAGTTTTCAGTTTTTTCCTGAACGATATCGCTGTTGTGAAGGCTGATTTTGTGCTGTGAGCGTTTGTGTTTGGCCTTGGCCCTTAGATGCACCTTGCATAGCCTCGTTTTCTTTTTCAATTTGCCTGACGAGACGTTCGACAAACCACGTCCTTAAGCCAACCGGCAGGTTATATGCTTCGGTGAATGACCAACCCCCTGAATACTGCAGGAAGAAAAACTGCTCATACACGTTCTCCATATATTCACCGGTCAGGCCAAAAAAAGTCCGCTGTAAGCGGCACCTCCATGGTCTCTTCATGACCGCACTCTTCGCACTCAAAATGTTGCGACAGATCGACATTGGGGGCTGATAACTTGTAAGCTGCGCGTAGGTGGCGGGAGTCCATAGACGGCAATACATTAATTGCTTGTGAAATGGTGGCCGGATCGGCCTCTCCGTTAATCGAAACGATCATACTGGCTAATTGCGTAGTAATGACGCGATCGGGACCTTTGCGCTTGCGTGTTTGCTCTGCATACGCAGCTAACTTTTTTTCATCACGGCCGGTTAGAAGGCGAAAACCCACCTCAAACCCGCTTCTCGGGAGGGTGGTGGAAAAAGTGCCATCGCCGTGATCGGTGACATCAAGGTCTTCCACATCTTCGCCGCGGTAGACCATACCTTCATTTAAATCAAAAGCATATTTCTGACTATGTGAACAATTGGGGCACGTTACGCCTGTAACATATTCCTGCCCGTATCCCGAAACCCGGGTAGCAACAATAATGGCGTTTCGATCGCCAATGAGCAAATCTTGAGGATTAACGCCCTTGTGGACAATAACACTTTCAATTATGCGGTCTAGTGCAATGCCCTTTTTGAGTAATGCGCGCGAAGTGAGAATATCTTCTTCTTTGGCGGTCATTTGCTTGATTTCAATGCACTCCTGACCATGGAGGGGGTGCCCTTCTGGATAAAATCTTCCTCCCGAGGGCAAATCAACAAATTCTGTCGGAACAACGAACGATAGCGGGCCCGTGGCGGGTGCTGTTTCGGTGTCTTGGAGAATAGTTTGGGGAGGGAGTTTTGCGTCTTTCTGTGTCGAACCTAATCGATTTTTATTTCGTGACAATATACACCTCTATTTTATGTAAATCTATACGTTGAAGAACTCGGTACCACCACCGGCCGCTGCGGAGGCATTGGTCGTCTCAACGCGCGCCCAGTCGTACTTCATGGTTACTGACATCTCAACCAAATCATCTTCGCCGTAGCCCAGATCTCCATACTTCACTTCGGAGATAAATGCGTTCCACAGGGTCCAGGTTTCAATTTGGTTACCGTCGGCGTCAATCTGGGCAATTAGAACTGTTCCGAGTGCACTGGATGATTTGGCCTTAGACATCGTGCCCATACTGTCGGTGCTGGTATCGGTGGGGGGTTTGTACCCTGACAACTGGAGAATATCGGAGAACGTGGCGGTCATATCGGGAGAAACGGGATCAACAAGGGTCAATGTGACATCTTGCCAAGCGACAGAGCCCGGGTAATAAAATGTATGGTTAAGGTACTTGTGCTCCGCAGTATTAATGGTAAATGATGGCTTTGTTACGGTTTTCGCGTACCAGAGGGCGGCGCCGCCGGGATCGGCACTCAGGCCTTGGAACTCCACGGTAAACCTAAACTTTCTTTTAGGATCTTTGTATTCGGCCCCTTCTTCTCCGAAATTTGTTGACCAGAATGGCATTTGTTGGATACTCCTTAGTTGTGTCTGTTTTAATTAGTGTTTAATATGAATATTAGTCGTCAAAAGATGCACCAGTTGAGAGAATCGCGAAATCAATCGCAATATATTCAATAGCGCGCGCAGGCTTGATCATAATCTTAGCATATAAAATGTTGCGATCAATCAAATCTGCTGTGGTGGTGTTCTCGTCAAGAATTAATCGATAATCGGTGATCCCGAAGTCTGTCTTGACATTTGCCAAGAAGGGCTCAATAAGACCCTTAAATCTATTCCAAGTTGCCTGAACATTCTGCTCGAAAAGAACTTTGGTTGATAGGATGGAGATCTGCTTCTTCAAGTAAATCACCAGGCGCCGCACGTTGATTCTATCAAGTGCAGATGCGCGCTCCTGCAAAGTCTTCTGCCCGAACACAACAATTCCCGTGCTGGAGAAGGAGGCAATTGGATTGATACGCGCATCATAAAGTGTGTCACGATTATCTGAGGTGAGGCGCGTGACCACCTTTGTGATCGGAATGCCGGCGGCGCCGTCAGAGAGGGTTGCGCGGTTAAATCCAGCAGGAGCAAACCAGATCTTTGACTTGCGCTCGGAACTTGCCAGAACGCCCATCATGGCTACCGTGGGCGGAACCCACACAAGCTGGCCGGCCGCACCATCTTGTGTTTGAACCCATGGGTAAAAAGCTGCCCCATATGACGAATCAAGACGTCGCGACTTCATGTTGTTGGCAATCTGCCTCACCGTGTTGGGGAGTCGATTTGATAGGCTGGATTCGTACCCCTCGGATGCGGGCTTATATGCGTTGGCGATGTCAATTAATGCGAGTGCATCGGCTCGGCTCTCGCAAGTATTAATCATGTGCGCCGTAAGAGAGTTGGTGCTTAGGCCCGGTGCCGATAGGACATTCATATCTATGACTTCGGGATCCGCCACCGTATCAATCGCGCGTTTCCAGGTATAAAATACCGAATCATTAATATTGGTTGAAGTGGATGTATCCATTGCTCCGTTCCACAGAGGATCGGGTACTCGAATGTTAAACCCATCAGTTCCGCCCCAGAAAGGAGCAGTAAATTTATTAATTCTGTTATTAAGAAGTGCTTCGTAACCATCATGAAACGTTACGCTACTCTGGTGGGGGCTCGAATTCGATCGTGACCCTGAGCTATAATAAGCACTTGCATACCCCGCGCTCCCTGTGGCAACATCGTCGAGGGTAAAAATGTATGAATAGCCGAGAAGACCCGTGGCCGTCCCCACAGATCCTGTACCGGGATCGTACCCATTGGCTAGCTGTGTCCACAACATGCCAAAATCTTTGGCACTAGGGCCATTTTGACTGCTCCCAGAAGTGCGAGTAGTTTGATAGCCAAAATAAGCATCACGATAGCTGCTCATGCCTCCGTCAGATGCTGAATGGCGTAGGCGCACGGATGGGAATTCAAGAGAACATGAAACAGGCAACGATGCGGAAATTGAGCCCGAGGAAAAGGCGGTGATGGCCGTCCGCGCGATGCGCTCTTTGCCGATCCAGTTAGGCAGAGTGGGGCCCACATTGACGTATCTGTCACCGTCCCAGCCGCGGGTGCCGCCGGCGGTGGGGTACCGACTGATGTCGGCAGAGCTACTTTGAGCGGCAGGCGTGGCGAGTAATTGAGATGTGGGAATTGGGGGGCCGTGATATCCGAAGGGGAGAAGGGCTTCAAGGCCAACTCCACCACCAGAGTCAATTGCGTCGACCACCTGCACCCAAACAAATTTAGAGCGGTTAGGGTACTGGCCATATTCCACAAGACGACGATCGGTATCAGACCATACTTGACGCATATCCCCGATTTGCTTCCCAATATAATTTGGAGAGGCAGGATTGAGATCCAAGCCATCAAAGCGTTCCATGACCTGCACGTTATTGTCTGTGTCGTTAATTGATCGGATAACTACTGAAAATGTTCCGTAGTCGTTAAGGGTGGTCGTAGATTGGCGAATGTTTTCAATAGAAACTTTACAATTTCGACTCAACCACGAGCCATGGCCGCGGCCACGAAGTCGAAATAACCCCTTTGGGCTTGTCTCGGGATTGAAAGCAGTTGGAGTGCCGGTGTCTTGGCTAATAAACCAGCCCGCAACCGCCTCGCGAGAGGCTTGCCCAAGCATGTTAGCTGGGCCTTCGTAATTGGATGAGCCACTCAGTTGAATACCTGTGACCACACCTACCAGTGTGGTGGCATCGGTAAGATTTTTATCTCTAAGCTCTTGTTCAAAGGATTCTCCAAGCCAATAATCTTTCTTGGCCGAAGTGGGGTAAAAGTCCCCATTCACGCGCAATTGAGGATTTGTGTTAAACTTTTTACGGAGGAAATTAGCGTTTGCATCATTTAAACTAAAGGATATTTTCTCCGGCGTGGATGCATTATTTGATCCGCTGATCACAACGGTGAACACCCCACTCGCATCCGAACAAATCAGGGCCCCGTTTGTGGGACATTGGCTGTCCGTCTTGGACTTCGTCCAGTTCGCCCATTCGGTCACACTGGTGTCACTCCCTGAAGCTTCACCCCACAGCGACCCTGAAAGGGCCATACCCCCATTGTCATTATACCAAATAGCGGCCAACTGCATAGCTGTGTTGCCAGTGAAGGGTCCCGCGGATGAGGATTTAGCAACCCAAAGGCCGAAAGCGCCGCCGCCATATGCGCCGGATTGAAACCAATCAGTACGCCAGCCGGCTTTGGACGCGGCAGTTCCGTCTTTATCGGTGCTTTGCTCGCCCAAAAGGCGCACATAAGTAAGAGGGGCGACGTTCGCGTTAAGGAAGGCTTTGGCTGAGTAGGTTCCATACATAGGAGATTGCAAGTTAACTGTATCACGGGAAACATCACCGCCGGCATTGCCGGGGACTGTCTCTCCAAATACTTCTACAAATTCTGAGTAGGATTGTACTTTAACAGGCTGTCCGGCCGGGCCGCGGGGCGCGCGGCCAATAATAACGGGCCCAATCGCATCAGCGGATTTTGGCACGAAAGAGTTGTCAATTTCATTAATGAAAACTCCGGGAGATACAAACTTGAAATCTTTTACTGACATTCTTTATTTCCTTATCGTGTTTGTTTTAATTAGTAATTAATAGTGGTATTAGTCGTCAAATGATGCGCCGGTTGAAAGAATTACGAAGTCAATCGCAATATACTCGATGGCGCGGGCTGGCTTGATCATGATCTTGGCATACAAAATGTTGCGGTCAATCAAATCTGCCGTAGTTGTTGATTCATCCAAGATGAGTCGGTAATCGGTGATCCCAAAGTCCGTCTTGACATTCGCCAAGAATGGCTCAATGAGGCCCTTAAATCTATTCCAAGTCGCTTGGACGTTCTGTTCAAAGAGAACCTTAGTAGAGAGAATTGAAATTTGCTTCTTCAAATAAATCACCAATCTCCGGACATTGATTCTGTCAAGTGCAGAGGCGCGCTCTTGAAGCGTCTTTTGGCCGAACACAACAATCCCGCTAGAGGGGAACGAAGCAATCGGGTTAACGCGGGCATCGTAAAGGGTGTCGCGATTCCGCGAAGTAAGGCGCGTAACGACATTCGTAATGGGGATCCCCGCAGCGCCATCAGTCAATCCGCCGCGATTAAATCCAGCAGGAGCAAACCAGATCTTAGCGGAACGCTCAGAGCTAGCCAAAACACCCAACATGGCCACACTGGGTGGTACCCAAAGAAGCTGGCCAGTAGTTGCATCGCGAGTTTGAACCCACGGATAGAAGGTGGCGCCGTAAGAAGAATCTACGCGGCGGGCAATCATGTTGTTTGCAATCTGGATGGGAGTGTAGGGGAGGCGGGCGGCTGGGTCCGACTCGTAGCCCTCAGCGGGCGGCTTATAAGCATTGGAAATATCAATTAATGCCAATGCGTCGGCGCGGCTTTCACACGTGTTAATCATATGACCAGTGAGGGAGTCCAAACCTAGTCCAGGGGCTGCCAACATATTCATATCTATGACTTCGGGATCAGCCACCGTGTCAATGGCGCGTTTCCAAGTAAAATATATCGAATCATTAGTATTCGTCGAAGTTGTGGCGCTCATTCCACTATTATATGTGGGATCGGGTACTCGAATGTTAAACCCATCAGTTCCGCCCCAGAAAGGAGCAGTAAATTTATTAAGATCATTATCCAGAAGATCCGTGTAAGAGCCAAGAGCGGACACACTTCGTCCCGGACCGCTTCCGGCGCGAGAGCCTGACTTATAAAATGCGCTAGCATAGCCACCACTGCCTGTGATGATATCATCCATAGTAAAGATATATGAAAAGGCATCAAGTCCAGTGGTGCTCGATTCGCTTGGATCGTACCCGCTTGCAAGTTGGGTCCACAACATTCCAAAGTCCTTAACACTAGGATCTCCGGAGGTGCTGCCAGAAGCGCGAGTAGTTTGATAGCCAAAGTAAGCGCGCGTATAATTGCTTAAGCCGCCGTTGGATGCAGAATGGCGAAGGCGCACGGAGGGCCACGCCAATGATGCAGTAAGGCCGCCCATCGCAGCGGTGAGTGCCATCGTTTCGCCGGCGGCATTCCAGAAATTGGAAAGAGTTTTTCCAACGTTAGCATATACAGAAGAGCTGGGGGTGTACGTAGCGCCGGCGGGGTGATCACCTGCGGCGCCGCTTTGATAATATGTAGGAGTTGTGGGAATCGGGGGGCCTTGATAGCCAAAAGGAACCAGTGCTTCTAGCCCTTCTCCACCGCCATTATCAATGGCCGCGTTAACCTGCACCCAAACAAACTTGGAGCGATTGGGATATTTGCCATACTCCGCAAGACGGCGATCGGATTCGTTCCACTTTTGATAGGTGTCGCCGATTTGCTTTCCAATGTAGTTGGGCGAATTCGGATTAAGATCCAAATTGTCAAAACGCTCCATAACTTGAACATTGTTGTCAGTATCATTAATTGAGCGGATAACAACAGAGAAAGTGCCATAATCACTAATAGTTGTATTTGACTGGCGAATTCTTTCAATAGAAACTTTGCAATTTTTACTTAGCCATTGGCCATGGCCTCGATCGCGAAGACGAAAAAGCTTAGTGGCATTTTCCGCGTTAAATGACGTCGCAGTGCCCGTGTCCTGGCCAATAAACCACCCGGTAACAGCCTCGCGGGTCGCTTGCCCGAGCATGTTGGCGGGGCCCGGCGGGGTGCCCGATGATCCGCTTTCTTGAATTCCCGCGATGATGCCGACCAGAGTGGTGGCGCTGGCCAGGCCACTATCGCGCAATTCTTGCTCAAATGATTCCCCCAGCCAATAATCTTTTTCAGCCGAAGTGGGATAGAAATTCCCACTTACACGTAATTGGGGGCTTGTGTTAAACTTCTTGCGCAAGAAGTCAGAATTAGAATCATTAAGAGTGAAGGAGATTTTTTCAGGACTGGTAGCGTTCTTGGACCCACTCACTAGAAGCGTGAAAACTCCTGAAGCGTCTGAACACACCATGGCGCCCTGAGAGGGACATTGACTGTCGCTATACTCGTCCAGCCACGTGTCTTGTTCGGTGGTGCCCTTGTCCATCGACCCAAAAAGTGTTCCGGAAAGATTAATGCCGCCATTATCAGTATACCAAATAGCAGCTAATTGGAATGAGCCAGTACCGGTAAACACCGGATCGGCAGCATCTGCCGAGGAGGACTTGGCGATCCAAAGTCCGTAGGCGCCACCGCCACTGGCGATTCCGCTCTGAAGTTGATCTGTTCTCCAGCCGGCCTTTGAGGCTGTGGTGCCGTCCTTGTTGGTGCTCTGCTCTCCAAGCAAGCGCACGTATGTAAGAGGAGCCACATTGGCATTTAAAAACGCCTTGGCGCCGTATGTGCCGTACATCGGTGACTGCAGGTGTGCCGTATTGCGAGATACGTCCCCGCCGGCGCGGCCCGGCACGGTATCGCCGAATACTTCTACAAATTCTGAATATGATTGAACCTTAATCGGTTGGTTTCCAATGCCTCGCTGCGCGCGGCCAATAATAACGGGTCCAATTGTGTCTGCTGTTTTCGGTACAAAGGAGTTATCAATTTCGTTGATGAAAACCCCAGGAGAGACAAACTTGAAATCTTTTACTGACATTCCTTACTCCCTTTCTTCTTAAAACAAATGCTATACATTGTTTTTTGCCATCAACCTTAAATAGTATTTTCAATTTCAAAAGGCGCTAAAACTCCTGAACTAAACTGATAATATGGCTTTCAGTTCAGGAAGTGCGTGATTTTCGCCACTTAGGGCCTTAAAATCTCTTAAACCCAGTAGGTCCCGACCCTGAGCCCGGCATATTCTGTTGGAAGTAGTCGTTTGACATGGTTGTGCCGGCGTCATTGGCAAAAGAGTCTTCATGAATAGATGCGGCACCGAAGAAAGAATCCTCTCCCGTTACGATTGTCTCGCTAGGATATGTAATCTCTACAAAATTTTCATCGATGCGAACAATGGGGCGGTCATCGTTGGGGCCCTCACCGATGAGATATCCCAATACTCTAATTATAATTTCAGTGGTAAACATACGCATATCTTCGTCAAGATTACTAACATTATTATTATGAGTAAAATCTTGATCAATGAATGCTTCATATAGGTGACCATTTCTACGCATTACAAACGAATTAATCTGACCGGTTCGGGCCATAAACGGCGTCATCAACTCGTTCATTTGCTGCTGGTATTCAGTTTTTATCGTTATTTTGTAATCCACATTAATATAAACAGGGATCGGGATCGATAGATATTGAATGACAAGTTTTTGGTTCACTCTCGGATAATAATATTGTTCTGCGGCTTCGGTGGATGTTCTCGTCCCAGCGGCAACAGCAAAATTGCGTGTTTTATCTTGCTTGATGCGCTTTGCTAAAACGATGCGGCCAGTGCGACCATTTTTATCAGTGGAATAAGTTTGTGCCTGGTATGCGCCTTTGCGAGAGGGGTCTTTGGCAATATTGGTGCGCTCGACGCTTATCAGGGGCAACTTCAGGGCGCCCCCGTCATCTCGGAGTGCCTCATTGTTCTTAATTTGGTAAGAGCGTTCCGGCGTTTGCCACAGAACGGGTACTTGGGTGAACCCCTCGTTGCTTTTGGCGCTGAGGTTTAAATCTTCTTTGACCCAAGACACCAAAGCAAAATCGATTGTTTCAATCGTAGAGGAAAGCAAGCCCAATTCTTCCAAAGTGGTGCTTGTGGCGCCAGGTGGCAGCATTGCAAAACTAAAATCATCAGGTAGCATCAAAAAGTCCCTTTCTTGCTCTTCTGCATCTTGCAGAAATTTCAAAACTGTGGCCTACTTGCCCAAAAAGCTTACGCGCTGCAGCCAATTTCACGATCTCATAATAATAAGAACCATAGAGCACAAAATCACCCTCTCGAATGTACATATCTTGATCTTCGGTAAGTCGTCGTTCATGAAAGTGTACATTTATCTCCCAAGTCTTGTCAATTCCGACATTTTCTAGATATTCCGTTGAATAATCTGTAAACTCAACCAGGGCGTATATGCGAATTGGAGGGAGATAGGTTTTTTCCATTGCCTCACCGTACAATTCATGAAAATCGGTAGTTTTCATGTCAATGGCATAATAGAGAATTTGCTGTCCGATGACTTTTTCTATAAGCTCATCGTTTACCTGCTTAACTAGGTTACGCTCTTTCTCCCCCAAGAAGAGTGGCGGCGGGGGCTGTGCTGGCCTGTTCCATTCATTTGACATTTAAGTTACCCCACAAAGATCGGCAAAGGCGACCCCTTAAATACTGTTGCGGTGGCATCAGCAGTTTCTGAGTCATACTTAACCAACTCTTTGTATTCAACCTCTTTGAGCATCTCTGCGAGTTTATCCTTGAGGTTTTGTTGTTCTTCTTTGGCTTGCGAGAGCAAATCTGCATGATTTAACGTAACCGATTCGCCAGGAATGGGTATTTGGGTAAACTTTCCTCGAATTTGGCCCAACATCTCCTTACACAGCGCTAACGCATACTTGCGGATCCACTGCTTGCCCATAGAGTTGATGTTCTCATAAGGAATATTGCCAAATGGCACCGTGTTTATATTATTGATGCCCTGTGTTCCATCAGTGAAGTCTGAACTTTCTTCCCACGCGTTTTGATCGTCTATATAAAACCGGAACCACATTCTATCAATACCACTAAAGTCCCAATAGCCAGGATCGGGATAAAGACGCAGCTTGTTATTGATGACCTCATACGAGAAATTGGAAGTGCGCGTGAAAATAGAATCCTCGTACATCATGGCCTGTAGTTTGTTTTGCCACGTCGGAATAAGCTCAAAAGTAGAGTCGTCAGAAAATTGACCATACGTTGACATATTGCCCACCACTCCAATGCCCCCATAATAGCCGTAAAAGCGCCACATGGCGCGCGGGGTCTTGTAGAACACCTGGGTAATGATGATGCGCTTGGTGCCCACTTTGCCGGCAAAGGCGACTGTTGTGCCCCCATCATCCACACCGCTAGAGGATGCGTCTTCAATAATTTGCTGCAGGTCATAATCTTGTTTTTTGCTCTGCGGCTTAAATGATCCTGAATATTGTGCTACAGCACCACCAAGACCACCCATTGAAATCATAGTATCGCCAACTCTCTTAGAATACCCAATTTGAAAACGAGGATATTTTAAACTCACACCTGCTGGGCCGTCGGTTAGCTCGCCCTTATAATCAAAGGAGCCCGTGGTGTTTCCCAACACGCTCGAAAGCACATTTTTTCCTTGATGTAGATTAACAATATATGAATACTCTAAAACCGCCTCTTCGTATGCAGAATAAACGTTTGAAGGTGTAAGCTCAATGTCAACCACATCGCCGCCCAACTTTTTATATACATAAGCTACTTGCGCGGAGGCACCGCTAATGAATTCGGCAGAACCGGAGTACATGCCGAAAGGCAAGGATCCGGTAACCAAATCTGTGCTGCCAGTAGAAGTTAGGACAATGGCGCTAGCTTGAGATTTGGGACTAAGGTTTGTCGGCACACACGGGCCCTCCTATTTGATAAATAGTTTTATCAAGTACAAATACCGACCATGGCACCACTTTATTATGATGTCTTCTTTTTAACGCTCTTTGTCTTCTTAAATGTGGCCGTGGTGGTCGTTTTTGTTGTGTTTTTGGTCGGCGTGGTTACTTCGGTTTCCGTTACTTTAACCGCGGGTG